TCAACTTTGTCAAATAGATGTTGAGGAAATGTAATGTGGATACCATTGTCATCGGCAATGTAGGATGCCTTCTTTAGCATTTTTTCCCAAGCGTCTTTTAAATCATAAAACATTATTGTGTCTCCACATAAATAGGTGTTTTGTCACCAACCCAAGCACCTAGCGTGTTGTATTCTAAATACTCTCTTGCCTCAGAATAAGTGTCTCCATAAGACATGAGTTGCTCTATCATTTTGTCTATGGAGTATACAACCCTTATGTCTCCGAAGTCGTCTGTGACCCCAATGATACAATCGTCCCATTCGTCGGCAAATAAAAGTTCTTGATCGTAGTTGTCTTGCAGTTGATGTCTAATATTAGTAGCCATAATAACTCCTTGTTACAAACATAGTCTCTTTCCAACCATTTACTTGGTGATATTTTGTCGCCTTGCGTGATATTGTGTAGTCGTTTCCACCCTTGTCGCATTTGTCTCCAAAGAATACTGTGTCGTCTTTCATGTGTGATATGACTTGGCTTTTATCTTTTCCTTTCGGATAAATATCTGTGCTGATCTCCCCACCCACATCAAATTGTAATCTTGGGTATCTCAACGAGAGCCATTCTGCGTTTTTGTTCCTCTCGTTTGTGGCATTATCCCAGAGTGCATATGCTTTTCTCTGTTCTGGGGTTGCCGTCCTACCTATCGTAGAGAAGTTTGCCATCCCTTTACGTTCCTCTATGTTTTCTTTTGCTTTGCCAAACCAAGGGCTTCTCTCCGCTAAAATTAAAAGGTCAAGTCTGAGGTGTGCTGAGATAGCCCATTTTGATTCATATATTAAAGAGTTTCGGATGTATAATTGGTTTCCGCAGTTCTGGTATACGCCATCCATTAGTCGGTACATAGGTGTTCCGATTTGTTGGACTGTTTTCTTTTTGTCAGATCCGGTGACTAAAAATACCTCGTTGCCTGCTTGTTGAGTCTGCACAACCCATTCGCCAAAAAATCTAGCAAACTTTGGGTTAATAGGTTCTCTTGGATTTGTTAGAGTGCCGTCTACGTCAAATAAAAAGTGTGTCATAACTTCTTAAATATCTCTATGAAAAAATCTATTAGTAATGGTTGAAAAAATATTATAGCCAGAATAACAACTACAAATATGAATCCAGCCCAGTCTGTCTCTTCTCTACGGTTTACAGTTTCAAGCCAGCGGTCGTAATCACGCTCAGGATTATTCTTCGGTGGTTGATACGGGTTCTTCATTTAGCTTTTTGAAGTTAGCGGCAAACTCTTTGAACAATTTAATACCTTCTTCTCTACTAGTCTGCCTTGCTATTGATTCCATTTCCCTTGGAGCCATCTCAACAAAACTCTCCAGCATCAGGTGAATATCATTGATGTGTTGTTGTTGACCTACGAACGCTGACATCTGATTGTCTGCTTTCTTATCCAACGTGTATAACTCCCAACATAACACACCAAGAAACAGTAAGATTACGATGTTAAACTTATTTTCTTTCATCTCTTCCTCCTTTTGATAACTTTGTTTTCTTCATGCTTTAGAAGAAGAAACATTAGAGCTGCTATGGTTATCTCAATAGTCCATGCCAATAGGCCAGCTTTTACTGCATCCATCACACAAACTTAAAAACTAAATAGCCAACGATGACAGACGCAATAATCAAGAAGAGCCATTTTCTTTTTGATGCAACTGCATAAATTTTTTCCTTTAGTGCGTTTATCTTTTCAAGACGATAGCTTCTCTTGGCCTCCAGTTTTTTTCGTTTTTCTTCCCAACGCTGACGGCGGAGTTCAAGCCTCTCCTCTCGCTTAGTCTTTTCTTCCGGTGTTTCGTTCTCTGGTGCTACCTCTAGGTCATCACCACCTCGGATAAAATCTAATACCCACTTAATCATTAACTTATCTAATTATTCTCCTTCTCTAATTCTTTTGGAAATTGTAATTCGTCCTGTTCTGCTTGGTAAACCTTGTTTGTGCCTCTAGGTAAAGTTTTTAATCTTTCTTTTGTTATCAAGTCAGAAGTTTTCATAACTCCTTTGACTTCATAGGATGGAAAGGTTCCCACTACTAATGCGTAATAATCTATACTGCTATGATCTTTCCATTCTGCGGCAATTAACCTGCCTCTGTGATACTTTGTCGCTTTAACATCAACTATATATCCATTGATCTTTATATCGCCATCAGCATCCTCGCCCTTCTTTGAAGACCTAGCACCTATATCAAATACACCAGTGGGATATTCGCTATAATATTTAGCAAAAGCTAGTTCTGCGGCAACTCCTTCTAGGTCAGTTTCCTCGTCAGATTGTTTTCCAACTCTGCTATTTGTTACCCCAGCACCCCTAGCCGTAGAATATCTTTCTTTAGCTATTGCCTTACAAGCCAACTGTTCTCCAATATTCAGGCTAATTTTTTTGCTTTTCATTTTTTCCCTCTTGATTGTAATTTTGCTTGTTATCTTCGTAGTATTTTTTATTTTCTAGTATAGTGGTTGCTTCATGCTCGTGCTTAAAATAGTGTTTAAATTGTTTGTATAACGCCTTCACCTGTTCAAAGGCTTCGTTCTCGTCAATCTTGCCTCCCTGTTCTAAATCGCAGATGATTGACATTTGTATGTTAAATGCTCTGAATGGATCGTCGTACTTTTCAAATTTGAATTTACTCATCTCCAACCCTCACGCAACACTCTTAAAGCATTGCCTCCTAAAAATTTAGCTATTATTTCGTCTGAATACTTTTGTTTTCCAAGCCCGTCCGTGAGACACTTTAGGTACTTTGTTATTCTTGGAATCTCTGACATATCTGTAATCTCGTCTGGAGGATCGGTAAACCCATCAAAGTCTGTTCCGATACCAATAATGTCTGAGCCGCCAATTTTCATAGCGTGTTCTACTGTTCTTTCAATATACTTTATCCCTAGTGGGCTGTCAACGGGGCTTATCCAGTAATTCATAAAGATGATACCGAGAACTCCACCGTGACTAGCTAGCCATTGTAGCTCCCAGTCGTGTAGGTTGTATGGGTCTGGGTTGATCTCAAAAACTCCAGCATGACTGCTTATAACTCGGCTTTGTCTATCACCAACAATTTCGTAGACCTCTGATCTAGCTTTTGGAGTGCAGTGAGCGATGTCTATAATCATCTGGAGTTCGCACATACGCTCCACAACTTTCTTGCCAATGTCAGATAGTCCAACATTCATATCCCAAGCACCCATTAGGTGCTTCCAATTACTTCGTTTGATGCCATAGTTTGGGTATGGAAATACGGGATGAGCTACGAGGTTGGGGTAGAAGTGGGCAAGTGTAAGGTATGCCACGCCTCTTTCAGCAAAGTAGTCTAGGTGCTGTAATACCTCGGACTCCTTAACCTTCATATCGTTAGAAGTTTCACAGTCTAAACCTTGAAGGCTATGTCCTCCCTCAATAGAGTGGATTAGGGCTATATGATTGCTTTCTAGGCATTGCGAAAGATCATCATTGTTTCTGACTATACAGATTGGCTTGTTCTTAGTGCTGGCGTTGTATTCTGTGACATGATTTTCCATGTCGTCAATCATATTCACCGTAGCGTCAAAGTAAAAAGGGTCGAAAACTCTTTTCCTAACCTTTGGTGCAAACCTCAACGCCCACTTGACAAGGCTCTGGTCTTCTAACCATTCTCTCTCTGGTACATAGCATGTTGAAAGGAGAATATCTATACCACCCTTCTCAATCAATGGGAAGGTGCTACGCTGGCTTAAAGGCCAAAAAGACCTCTTAAACAGGCCAGCTAAAAACTTAACTTTACTTGTTGATAAATTTCTATCAAGAAGAAATCTTTTTAACACAGCGTGATTGTGAAGATCAACTACTGTGGACTCTTTGTGTAAATCTGACCAATGCACCTGCTTGCTCCTTATTTTTTATAAAACTTCAACTAAAGAATTATAGTCAGTCGGTAATAAATTGTCAAGATAATTATTACTATTTTGCTATTTATATCTGGGTTTTATCATGCCAACTTTCCTTGATAGTTTTCATTACGCCCGCAAAATCTCCTGAGAACGACCCCTTGCCTAAATTAAAGATTCTAAGAGTTAGTGCTAGGTTGTCGTAAACGTAACCAATCTGGTTGTCAAGCCTATCTACTGATATTGCTAATGGGTGTCGTTTTATGTAATTAAAGTTTTCATCTAAGCTAATTCCAGACCAATAGCATTTTCCTTCTTGATCGTGAAACTTCCTGATGAGGTCTTTAGAACTCACCTCTATAGGCTGAACCCTTAACCCTTGACCTAGACTCTTTCTTGCCGCATTTCTGGTCTGTCCAAATTTTATATTTGATATTAACTTTTTAGCTGTTTCGTCGTTCATTTATCTTTCCCTTATTTTAGTTTAGTGCGTACATTGATTTAGCGTTCTTGAGATGTGAAGCACAGGCACGAATCGCTGCGTCCTTAGACTTGAGTTCGATGTCCCAGTCGTAGTCGTCGCTACATGGGAAGTCTACGGGCATGTCTGCGTGACTGCGTGGATTGGTCTTGTCAGGATGTGACTCACTGTAATGAAACAGTGGCTTGCAAGGCCAAGTCTCTGCACACTCTAGGTAAGTGTTTTTGGCTGACGGGTTACACTTGTCGTGCAGGTTGTCGTATGTGATAGGCAGGTTGAAATACTTGAGTAGGTTATCTACATTCCAACAACCTTTATCTTCGTTCTCTAAGACTAAACGAGAAGTTACGCTTTGATCGCACTGGTTTAGGTTAGACATGAAGCGAGTAGCGATGTCAGCAAGGTCGCCCTTTGTGCAGTTGACATGAATGTTCATAGGGTTGTAGTAGCTACGTTCACAACCTAGCTGATCCATAACCCAACCGTGATGGTTGAGTTCTAGGATTGTCTTGTCTACTGACGCTTGATTCTCGCTGGCAAGCACGTTGAACTGGTCAGGGTGTGTAGATAGACGCACGCCCCAGAAGTTATTGTTCTCCCATGCGGTATCGTTAAAGGTCTGCATGATAGCTTCGTACTGCGGAACGTCTGAGATGTCATAGCCGAACTCAGGATGTGTCAGAACAGGAAACAGACTGCTTGATACACGATAGCCCCAGCGGTTCTGCCAGCAGTGTAAGATAGCTTGTCTAGTAACTTGTACGTTGTTGAGCCAGCGTGAGCCTAGCTCGTTGAGAGCGTGAGAGATGCTGTGCTGGCTACACAGATCGTTATAACGCTTCCATGTCATAGTCTGGAAGGCGTGGCCTTGTTCTTTGAGTTCATTACTAATGCAACATAGATTATACATGCTTGTCTCCTGTGAAATGGTTGATTGTCAATTTATTATAGCAAACAGATCGTCATATGTCAACCCGTAACTTTAATTTATTTATGTGTTTCCGTACCGGCAGCGTTTATACCTACGAAGAACTTAAAAGCTCGTAGGTAATCAGTAGTGTTTATAAGCAGTATCTCACAAGCTAATATAAATTTTTTGCAAAACCGAAGTTATCTTCGTAGGTCTAGGTTACTCGCCAGTAGAGCCTAGTTTAATTTTCGATACCTCTGAGTGGCCGTACACTCAACTGCAACCTATAATACTTACAATGGGTCAGGAACGCAAGACTGCACCCGATTACGTCTTTTTACTTGTCTATGTAAGCCGATGATACTGAACTACTATTATCATCTTTTTAATATATCTTTATTCAAATATTTTACAAGTAGCCCGACGAGGAATCGAACCCCGAATTGCGGTTTAGAAGACCGCTGTTATATCCGTTTAACTATCAGGCCATAGTAGACTGGGAGGGACTCGAACCCCCGACAAAGGGATTATGAGTCCCCTGCTCTAACCAACTGAGCTACCAGTCCGTAAGTAGTACGGGCAAGAATCGAACTTGCGGAGGAGAGTATATAAGACTCTCGGAGATAACCAATCCCACCGTACCGAGTATCATTATTATATTCTAGCTATCGGCATTTGTCAATCGGTTATTTAGATAATTCCATAAAAAAAGCCAGCTTTGGTAACAAGGTGCTGGCAAGACCCCGTGACCTACGAATAGGTCAGTCGGCCACCTAAGCGGCCATTGCGTAATTCTCTACGCCATTTGAAGTTGTGATAGATTTTTAACGTAGCCCTTCTATCAACTACGACATGCAATTATTACATCCACAACCAGTCGAACCCAGATCGCCCCCATGATTCGGCAAGTGGAGGCGGGGAGAATCGAACTCCCGTCCTGTATTGATTCAGCAACAACGTCTACATGCTTATGCCCGAAGGCAGTACCCCGTAGGAGAATTGAACTCCTGTTTTCGGCGTGAAAAGCCGATGTCCTAGTCCACTAGACGAACGGGGCTGTGATCTCACAAAACCGTTTTATAGATCACGATTAACATTGATAAACTAATTCCAGACAGAAAGCCTAACGTGTAATCCTTCACACCCAGCTTAGTTCCAATATCTCTTACCATAGATTAAAATTTCCTCTCAAAAAAAACAATAGTATCTTTTACTTCTGGTTCTATGAACGGAACCGGAATGAACTGTGTATCGTCCAGTGGTTCGCCAAGTTCAACCTTTGGTGCTTTCAAGTCTTGAGGACGTACACCCTGTGGCATCGGTTTGACTTCGTGCCAGTGACCACGATACCAGCGGTAGTGACGCATCTGAGGCAGTCTAATGCGAGACTTAAAAGGTGCTGTGATAATCTCACCAGTCCCCTTCAGGACGGTTCCTACACCCTCTACGGTCTTCTCGGTAGCCTCTTTACAATAGCACCCAACTCCTCGCAAGACATCTACTGGTCGCAACACCTTGAATGTTGAGTATGGACGACCCTTGTGCTGTCCATCGTGAGCATCAGCAGTGGTTACACAACCAAACGATGATGCAATCAATACAGCCGTAACGAATAAACCCTTCATATCTTCTCCTCCTAAATAAATAATAAAAAAATTAGAAACAACAAAAGCAATGATCCTATGAGTATTCCTTTTCCATCCCAATTTAATTTCATGGTATATGTTTCCCCTGATAAAATTCGTAGAAAAGTTTTAGCGGAAGCCCGAAGTCTTTGCTCAACAAACCTCCACTGGCTACATGGAATGTCAGATAATAAAACAAGCCAAGTTGAAACAAACAAACTGGCAAGATTACTATTCTGTACTTAGTTTTTAGTAGACAGAGCATTGTGATAACAGCTAGTATAGTTGTTATTGCTTTTATCTCAACTAGACCAGCAACACCAACCCTACTTATTAACCAACTTGCGAATGGATTTCTTTCGTCCATCGGTAAAGAGTCAAAAAAAATGACATTCATCACGTTGTCGTAAACCGATACTAAACCCGCCGTGAATACTAATAACGCACCAATAAAAAAATTGCTTAAAAGCCTGTGTATGAATCGCATATGCAACTCCATGTGATTGATTTACAGAGTCCTACACTCTCCAAATTCTCACATGATTATACACACTAACTCTCTAAACCCCAATCAAAGTTTTCAAGATCATCACAAACATAATTTATGTCTTGATTTTCCTGATCGACGTACTCATAAGGGTCATAATCAACCCTTAGCCTATCTCTTATTTCCTCTCCATAATGTCCAAACGAATCTCCAATTTTTTGTGTAGCATAATTACAATCGCTCATATTTTTTTGTCTCTAGTTTCTTTATTTGTTGATTCAATCTCTTAACAGTTTCTTCAAATTGTTCCGCTTCTTTTCTGGAGAACGTAGCTTCTCTTGCTCGCTCGTAGTAATCAATAGCCATCCAAAGTTGTTTAATCTCCCAGTCAGTATCAGTTACATTCATAGCTCATCTCCTTTATAGAAAGAAAAAGAAAGGGGAGCAGGGCGAACCATACTCCCCACGATCTAACCAACCACGATTAGAAATCTACTCCTGATTCGTAATAATCTTCGTCGTACTCATCTTCAAAGAACACTTCTTCTTCAAGTTGCTCACGAGCAATGGCAACTACAGTGTACTTGCTGACTCGCATCTTAGAATACTGGCAGTCAGTTGGTACGCTAACGATGTCAGCAGGATCGAACTTGACAAGCAGAACAACACCGTCATTACCAGCCCAGTCATTGGCGTACTCGTAAGTACCCACATGCAGACCTGCGGCACATCCCTGTGTGCAGTCGTCGCTGACTCCACGACGATTCATACTACACTCGTCACCGATGTTGTTACGGAATGAAGTACCAGTGTACCTGTCAACGTGATCGCCAGCAGTAAGAGGACGACCGTTCTTGTCTGTGCGATCTTCACCTTGATAGATGCTGACCCCTTTGTATCCGATTAACATTCCGTCATCGGAAATTGGCAGACCCTTGTGACTACACCATGTGTAGGACTCTTGTACAGCACGATTGCTGACGTTCTGATACAGACGGTCTAAGTAGGCAAGCATAGGCTTGTGATCCCAACCATTCTTGAGCATATTGATGATACGTTCGGTTGGCTGACTAGCTACCTGCTCGTCCTCGTAGTACAGAAACCCGTCACGGAACTCAAAGTTACCTTCTGACCAGTTTTCGATAACCGTACCAGTGTTAAACAGAGTTACAAACTCGTTCTCGTCACCAGCCATAACGCACTCGCACAACCCATTATACTCTGGGTGAGTATGGTCGTACTGAAATGGCTGACCACCGAGTACAACTGTCCAATGATTGTCGTTTGATTTGATATGTGACAACATAATTCTAATCCTTTGCTAAAAGTAAAGTAATGTGATTGGTTTCACTCTATTATAGTATAGTTATCGTCAAAGTCAAGTGGGTTCTTTAACTTTTTTAATTATTTTTCCAAATAAGGCTTTGTATAAATTCTAGCCCGTACTGATCTAGGTTCCATTCTTCAGGAGCTATAATGGACAAGAAACGACTGCCATCCTCACGTTCGTATTCAAAGTATTGCTCTCCCGCTTTGGTTGCAAAATGTATTTGCGGCTTATTCATTGTCTATAGGCTCCAACTTTTCTTGCATTTGCTCAGAGTATGTAACATCATGATTTAACTTTTTAAGTTCTTTAATTGTTACGTCAAAAGCCTCCTCAAGTTCTTGATGTAAGTCCATCATCTCTGTTAGACTGTACACGTTATTGGCTATGGTACACTCAGTTGTAGTATCTACTAAATCAATTTTAACAAATTGACCTTCCCAAACTGTTTTTATATCACTCATCCTATCTACTTCAGCGTAGTGAAGGCCATCGTTACCATTCTGTCCGATTACATCCATACGCTCATCGTTTTCTTTGTAGTTATTCATCTTCATTCTCCTCTATTAAGCCACGCTCTAAGCCATCTTCGACTTTCTTCTGTTGCTATTGGTCTACGATAAAGTCTTTGCTCGTGCATTGACCACCATGTGTCTCCTGCTCCCCACCATCTATTGTTAGGTATGCTTGTTCTTACCATGTCAATCAAAGCCCTTGACTCCTGCTCATTGCTAGGGAAACCATCAGGCAAGTCCATAAGGCCGATTTGCAAAGGCTGGTTATCAACTGCTTCTGGTGTCTCTGGCTCTGCTTGACATCCAGCTAGAAGCAACAGTGGTAGTAGGTATTTACTCATCTACATCTTGCTCCGCATCATGAACTGTATAATCCCAGTCGTCTGGTAGACCGTCTACGCTAATGACCATCCCTCGCCATGTGGTAATGTGGATTTCGTGATGCCTGTCCACTACCATCTCATGCTTGCTTAAAGTTACTGTGTTACTCATCTTCAACTCCATAACTTTCGTTGGTAAAATCTTCTGCTTCGTATCCAAGACTCTCTAGGTTTGCGTGGAATACTTCTTCATCTTCTAACATGATAGAGTATACGTCATCATATACAAACTGGGTAAGTTCTTGGAATGACATGCCATTAACAATATAGTCTGCCAAATTCTTAATCATCTCATGCGTTGGTACTGTATTACTCATCTTCAA